TGAATCTCAAAAAGCTGTCCAGCAAACTCGTCCCACCTGCTCTCATCATGCATACTCAACTCTTGTAAAGCAATCTCCAAATTGTCCGCAATAATATCAGACTCCAAACGGCGATTCTTACAGAAATAAAAAGTATAAAGAAAGCTATCCAACTCAAGCGGACACAACCAACGATTACCTTCACAACGAAAACCACGCTTAAGAAAAGATATATCCTCAAGCGCGCCAACTGGTGTCCACACACCGTCCTTCCGCCCGGGCGTATAAACTACCCCAAACAACTCCTTCATAGACTGCGCCACTGTGACCTGGTTGTACACATTAGACACATTGTCCTCAACATTAACAACGTTGTCATCGCCGTACGTCACTGGTGACACACTGTCCCAAAAACCAACATGGTCACCTGTCTTATGTATATAAGTTGCGACCAACAAAAACAGAGAATATATTGAATTCACAATGGTCGTAAAAGGATGTCCGCTTGGCAATGACTTATTCCACTGGTAAATATGGCGCTGATCATTGCCCTTGCCACCAATGTGGCGCGAATGTACCAACTCCAACCACAAAACTTTACGCACACGCGCATTTTCCTCACCGTCATCATACCACCTATTTATGGCATTCAAAATGAGATCATGTATGCACGGTTGCTCTGATGCATCAAAAGACTTAAAATCACCATCAAATACTTTCTTTCCGTGCTTGCTCAACACCTGAACCAAAAAAGGCCAATCCGTGTAGGTGCAAATGCCAGGCGCCATGCCAGATCGTGTATGCATACGCATGGCAGCGGCAGAAAAAGCACCAAACATACGCCGAAAAGCAATGACGTAATCCATCGGTGCCGAAGAAATTAGCCGCGTCTTGACATCTCGCACCTTATCTGCAGGCCTGATTTCGTCCTTCAAAAAGTCAACAAACACAAAACCGCAACGGATATTCTTCTTTGCTTGCTCCAAAATATAATCAACGCGCGCGCTCATCTGACGAGCTAGCGGTGTATCTAAACGATACTCCCCTTCATCTCCAAAAAACTCCTTTTTTCCGCGACTAACATCATAAATGTAAGGATACCCCGCCGATGTACCACGTGGAATGCTGCGAAATTTCTCCTGAGGAATGCCCTTAACGGCCTCTTCAAAAGTATAAATGCTCCTACCAGACTCCTTAGTCAACGCAAACAAAGGACGCAAAGCAACATGCATTGCCTGCTCCATCCAACTATGCTCATAATAGTAAACTGGTGTCGAATACGGAGCTACCGCATTAAGCATAGGATACTTCAACTCACCATCACGATACACCGGTCCTAATGGCGCTGGCGCACAATCATACTCGCCCAACAACCCATATAATCCCTTAACTGGATAATAAGAAGTGACAGGACTCAAATTCACGGGCTTCTCAACATAGCCTAATGGCAAAAACGACCCTGCTTCATCAAAAGGTAACACATTGCCACTCTGAAAGCTAATACCACGATCCTTCAGATCTTCCTCGAAGTTATCATACACAATTTCCAAATCAGCCACAGCCGCCTGAATGTTCTCTTGAGTGATAACGTTGGCATAACCAACCTCATGTCCAGCACCCTCATAACCAGCACAATGTAAGCCCATAATAGCTCTACCACTGTAACTGGAATGATCGAATAAACACAAAACGCCACCACAATCTCCTGAAACTGTCGCTGCTGAATATTGAAAATAACGCGTCATCTTACGTCCGCCGAACTTCAAATCTTTGCCAATATACACTGAAGGCACAACAAAAACCTTCTGGCGCTGATTGGTAGTAATTTTGCGCCCGTCGTCGATCTCGCAAACATCCAAACGCACGCGCGCTCCAGAAACATAGCGCAAATCACCTTCCCTAATAAAATTAGATATAATATTCCTATGTGCCCGAATGCTCGCTGAAAACTCAATAAACTCAACGTCACGATCTTCATAGCTAGCTCTGCGCATTTTTAAATAAGCGCCTACCGAACATGACAACTCAGAAGACGTACGCACGTGCCGAAACCGCATGACCGTCTCCAAAGTAATAGTATGATCAGCAAGCATTCGCACAACACTCTCACTAAAATGCTGTGGTTGCACGGCCAAACGGTCACACACAAACATAATCTGTCCTAATATATGGTCA